GTAGTGTTTTGTCTGATGGATAGTCATATCCAAAATCTAAAATCTGAACGCTATCAATAGAACCAATGTTTGATCCATATGTCCTTAGTGTTGCAGAAGAACCTGTTGTAGATGCTACAGATACTTTCGGTGTAGATTTATAATTTTTTCCACCATCTAAAATATCAATTTTTGCAATGGATCCCTTTGTGTTAGTAGAATTTGTTATGTAATTGATATATGATACACTGGTATAACCTACTCTTTCTGGTATTTCAAAAATATTATATGTAAATGTTTGATTTGTTGTTGTCGTCAGTGAATGTGTTCCTGTAAACTTACTATTACGAACAACTATTTTTGAATACTCATTAATATCTTTATTAATTTCAATAATCTTGGACGGATTTTGAGAAGTAAATCTATAGTATAATATTGAAGGAACTTGCTCTGTAAAATGTATTGTCGTTTTTGCCGAGGTAATTCCTGGTGCGAATTGATTTGTAATTTCTAATGCAGATACACCAGATCCAACAAACGTTTTATTATAAGTTTGATCCAAGAAAAATTCTAACTTAGTGCTTAGTAAACTTGGATGAGAAACATCAAATTCTAAGTAATCTCCAACAGTAACATCAATTCTAGGATTGATTGATGAACCAATACTTATAAATCGAGTAACTGGATCGTATATTGCAGATACTGCACTTGTAGCAGTAGAGACAACTGTCATATCAATGACATCATCTGGTCTCAATCGGTGAGAAGATGCAGTAGATACAACAACATTTACTGTTTTTACATTACATGTAACGACATTTCTTCTGGTTGTAAAGGAATGACTATTACCAATTCCAATATTTCCATTGAAGAAAACTCGTGATAAATCAGAATTTATACCAGTTTTTACATTTGTAAGTGCAATCAAATCTTTTGTAAGTTTCTGTACAAACATCTTTGATGGCATTGGAGATGTTATACTACCATTCAATGAATATGTCAAAGAAGTACCAGCACCAGGACTATAGAAAACTTCCTCTCCGTGGATCAGAGGATTGTCTGGTAGAAAAATACTTCTAGTAGGTATAAAGATTGATTTCTGACTATTTCCTGCTCCAATGTAAGAAATAGTTGTTCCAATACCAACACCAAAAGTCAATCCAACTCCAACAGAGGACGAGGCATCAAAAAATACGATTTCATTTTTAGGAGTTGATAGAGAAACTACCTTATCAAGTTCGTAAGTGAATTCTTTTTCAAGGCGAACAATTTCTGCGCGATTTGTATGTGCAGCGCCTATTGTTCCATTATATCTTCTCAGCAAATTCAATTTATTATTTACTTTATCAATTCCCGTAACCAGGAATTGTTCATTGTCAATTTTTATAATATCATTTACAGAAAACTTTGATGCAAGATCTGTTATTTGGACACTAGTTGTAAGTCCAGTTGCTAGCATCGAAGTTGCTAAACCAGAAGTTACATTCTTTACATCAATTCTAAATGTTCCAGTTATATTATTGAATGACGTAGAAGATATTCCAACAATACTTACATAAGAACTATCTGATAAATTATGTGGAGTTGTTGAAATAGCAGTTACTGATGCATTGTTACATACCAAATCAATATTACTCAAAGTTGTTATTGATGAAGTTATATCTGTTACTGCAACACCAATAATTTTTGATACTTTTGCAACAGCACCAAAACCAGACGTGTTTGAATTATTGAATACTATTCTATCTCCAACATTATAATCTAAACCACTTTCTACTACATCAATTCTTTCTACACTTCCAGATTTTATTTTAGAAATCTTAGATTGTATAGTTGTATTCTTATTTGAATTTGAAATAAATTCATACCCATCATTGATCTTATAAGCATCAGTATTTCTTACTAAACTTAAAGAAATGGGATCAATATCTTGTGTAGAATTATAAGCATAGTTAAAAATGCTTGGAGTGAAGTTATAGTAATTGCCGATTACATATGGGAATACTGGTTGTCTTACTCCACTGAAAGGACTACCATTGTCGTTTACAACAGAGGATGAAACTGTTGTATAGTATGCATAAACACCGTTTGGATATTCTGGCGTAATTGCAAAGCGACCATTATATTCATCTAGATCACCACTACCTTGAACATACGTAAAGTCTTCGACAAAAAATCCTGCTGGATATTGTGAAATATTTGGTCCATCAACTCTTGCACCAGAAATCTTTGCATAACTTGGTTGTAAATATTTTAGTGCTCCAGTTCCAGTATAATTTGCAAATGCATATGGTCCGTAAATTGGACTTCCATCATATGCATATCCTAAAATTGGAGAATGCTGAGATCCATTATCCCCTAAGAAAGTTCTTAGAGTTCTTGAAACATAGTAATTGACATAAGGATTACCAAGTTTAGTATTTCTTACAGTTTCATAGAAACCATCATCAGAACTTACATCACCAATTTTTGCATATCTTTCAACTTGATTGACTGTCCATTCCTTTAGATTGGATGAGAATATTGCTCCTTGTCCTGGTGTTGATGCAGTAATTGTTGTTCCATTAGTTGTATATCCTCCACCCTGATCAATAACATCAACGCTTATAATCTGACCATTAGATATATTTGCTTTTGCCTTTGCACCAGAACCATCACCATCGATAATAATATCTGGGACACTAAAATAATTTGAACCACCACTTTTTACAATAACACTATCAAGTCTACCATTTACAATTAATGGTCTTAGTGATGCATTAGATCCTTCAATAATTCTGATTTCAGGTTTATAATTATCATTGATAATTGTTGATCCAAAATCACCACCACCATCTTTTACATGAACATCAGATATGGATCCTCTTACAATTGGAGTAACAGTAGCGTTTGCTGTAGTAATACCTTGAGGACCATTTAGAGTGATTGTAATTGATGGATAATTGAAAATGTGGTATCCAGATCCAACACTAGTCAATCCAACATAATTCGTCAGACTAGTAGAAATTGATACTCTAAATTGGTTGTTATCGACTTTTATGGCGTAATATTTTGTTGATGTACTTAGTCCACCAACCGATAATCCTGTTGTAGAATACTTTAGTTCTTCACCAGAAGCATATCCATGGTTACTAATTGTGATTATATCGGTAAATGTATTGATACCAACAAGAGTTGTTGTATTCTCCCTATTGTAGAATGTTCCATTTTCAATAATATAAACTTTATCAACTTTTAGTCTTCTTTCTTTAGTAGAGAAAGCATGAAATCCTTGACCATTGGAAGTGATATCAAGTGTTGCAATGCCAACAAGAGCTTTCTGTCTTGTTTCTGCTAATGAGATAGTATAGTCGTTATTTTTGATGACAAAATACGAAGAACCGTTGACAAGTGTTCCTGGTGTTGTTCCAAGACCAATAGGGGTTGTTCCACGAGTGTTGTAGATAATTTCTTCACCATGTTTGAACCCATGTGCTTCTGGAAAGGTAATTTTATCAGTAACAGTATCTACAATACCGCCAGTGCTAGTGCTATCAAAGTCTACTTGATGAGCAACCAACTTCATTTTTGCTTCTGCAGTAGCAGAACCATTACCACCACTAATATAAACTGTTGGGGTACTTGTATAATCTAATCCTTCAGTATCAACAAGAATTTCTTGAATAGTTCCAGATACATGTGCAACAACAGATGAACCCGCACCAGTATGCCCATCTTGATAAACAGAAAGTCTAGGAGGATTAATTACATCAAAGTTTGATCCTTCATTTAGAACACCAACTGATTGAATTGGACCATAAAAAACTTTATCAGTAGATTTATAAGAATAAATTTCTACTCCATTGACAAATAATCCAACTCCACCTTGAATTGTCTCATTTTTAGTCTCACTATACTCAGGGACTACAAACTTTCTTAGTAATTTTTGTGCTCCAATTGTAGAAAAACCAACATTACTTGGAGTTAGAGAATGTGTGGTAATTCCAGATAAATCAGCAGATCCAAAAATAGTGATATATTGACCTCTACGAGCATTCTCTAGTGAATATGCAAGTGAAATGGTATTATCGTCTACTTTACGAATATAGTAAGATTGATTGGTGCTCAATCCAGATACAGCACCATTTGTACTTGATGGTTTGTATATTACAAGTTCACCATCATTGAAATGATGATCTGTAATTAAAATTTGTGTATTTGTTGCGACTCCAGATGTAGTGAAATTTCTAATTCTCTTTTGGGGATTTATAGACCAGTGTGGAAGACTATTTGATGCAACATATACATCAGCACCAGCAGAATAAACGTTTTGAACATCTGCAGTGTAATCTTTATTTGTCTTTAGTTGTCTTCTAATAAAATGTTCTTTAGATAAATCTAAAGAAGAACAATTGACTTGAATTGTTTTATTATTGATAATTTGAAGTAAAGTTCCTACAATAGTATTATTATCTTCATCTACAATATCAAGAATATCACCAACATAGAGAACATGATCCGAAAAGAATAAAAATTCATATACATTAGAACCTAATGAAATAATATTGTTAACAATATATTTTGTTGGGGTGTTATAAATCCATGAAGTAAATCTAGTGTCTTTTTGTTCAATACCTAAAGTTTTTATATTGATATTGCTTTCTTCTTGCTGATTTATTGCAAGTCCATTGAAATTATTAATTGTCCCTACAATATTCAGATAAACTGGAGCATCCAAGTCCCCATCTTCATATGAGTATGCTTGAAGTCCAGAAGCAAAAACGGTTGAGCTAATACCTACAGTTGTTGTAATACCAGAAACACCAAGGAATTGGGTATAGTTTTTATCTGTATAAGAAAGTTGAAGATCTTCGTAGGTTAGATTTCCTGTTGTACCAAATCCTACCGTACTATCAGCATTAATAATAGTAGATCCAGCACCAGATGTTTTAGTAACAAAAGTTTTTCCTACTTGAAGGAATTTGCCAATTGTAGTTCCTTTTGAAATTGCAATTTTGTAATATGTTCTACCATCTATTATTGCTTTTTCAACGTTATAAATTGATCCACTAGTTTGAAGTGGTGTTGTATCTTGAAATAATGTTTGTCCTTCAATTTTAACGGGATTTCCACTAATAGATTCGCAGACTAATATATCATTTTTAATGTAATCTGCATCTGATGGTTTAATTACAAATTTTTGTGGTTGAACCAGTTCAACCTGTTCAGCATATAGTGCTTTGAAGAGGATTTTGAATGCTTCTTCAGTTCCTTTTGACTTATAAAAGTCTTTTGCTTGTCTAATGAAATTACTTTCATTAAGATCACCAGTTAGACTTCTATCTTCAAATCCTGGTAGAACTAAAGTTTTTAATTTCTTTAAAAATTCATTCAAAAAGATATTGCTTAGATTTTCGACCCTTGCATTTGATGCATGAGTTGAAATTCCACTAGAAGTAAATGTTAGATATTCTGGTTGATTAGTTTTAGTATTTTTTTCAATTCCACTAAATCCGCGAACACATCCAGTAAATGAAGTAGATCCAATACCTGTATAGGTAATGATCTCATTGTCAATTTTTAGTAGACCCCATTGTGATGGCCAACCATCTGTAGAATTTACATAGATTGTTTCATCAACACCACTAATATATGATGTTAATGATGTAAATCCAATAAGATTTCTTGTGTTGAGATAATCTAAACCTTTATACTCAACTAAATTATCTGCAATATCAACAGGACCTCCCTGATACTCCTGAGAGTAATAATACTGCTTTAGGAATTCTCCAAAATAAGGATTTTCAACATCAATATATTCGGGAATTTGTCCCTGAATAATTTCATTGATTTTGACTTTTGATAGGGAGGTTTCAATCATCTGTTATCTTGTTTTTTTACCGTTTTGATAGCTTGACTGAACATCAAATCTTGTTCCAGAAGTGTTTGCACCTGATGAGATGCTATCTTGCTTCATAAAGAAATTACTCTTAGCAACATTCAACTGCAAGTACAATTCCTTTCTCGCCAAAACATCATTTGATAAAGGAATTGCTTGAACTTCAATAATATTGTCTGGTAAACTGGTCGATGTAATATTTACAGTATCTATAAGGATTTCACCAGTGTCATAATTGACTGTTCCAAACTTTGTTGATAAAATATTAATTTCTTTATCAGAGATTTCTTGGAATAAGAACAGATTACCAATATTAGAACCATTTACAACTGTATCTGAAAAATAGCAAGTTCCTTCTATGCCAAAAATAGTAAATCCTGTACTTTTTACATTATATTTTGGGTTTCCGTTATAAAATTGATTGACAAAGCATAACTCATATTGTGCGGGTTGTCCTATACTCGCAACAAGATCTCTTCTGATCCTCACAGTTGTGATATTTGAAGTAATCGCAGTATTGACGTTATCAATTAGTGAACAAATTTTACTATACTTAAATCTTCCACCAAATTGGTTCATTTCTGAACTTCTAGAATAAGAAGTGATTGCAGAAATCACATCTGTTTTTAGATTATTTGGATCTCCAACAAAATTAGTGTTATAATAAACGTAACTATCGATTTCAACATAAAGATATTTCAAATCTTCAAATTGAGGTACAATTCCTGCAACAGAATAATTCTTTAACGATTGTAAAAGTTGCTTTTTAGTAAAATCTGATAGGAAAGATCCATTTCTAGGTTTTGCTGCAATAAAAACTCTTCCGTATTGGGGTGGATTTAGATCCTCACCACCATATGCACTTACACTTTCAATATTTGGGTATAGAGTTGGTAAAATTGCTTCATAATCACTTGCAGTAACTGCTCTATGCTGTGATGAATATAGTCTAGGAGCGTAATATTTGACACTTTCGACTGGTTCTATCTCATCTCCATTCTCAGATGGTACTTGAGCAGTCAAATCTACACTAAAAGACGTTATATTTGCGTTATTTTCATCAAAAATTGTTCCAGCAAATCTAAAATCAGATACACCATTGCCATCTTTACCGTTTGTTTTGATATATGAGGCAGTAATTACGTTTCCTGATTGTAATTTTTTACCAAAAATATCATCACCAAATAAAATTTCGTATTTTTCGTCTGTTGTCTCTTGAATTAAGTAAATATTCGACGTAGAAGTGATGCCAAGAATGTTATCTACTAGTTTATACTCTGTAGAAGTGGTATCTGTAGAGGTATTTTTTACTCTTACACGTAAAGTTGAAGTATCAACGCTATCATTTGGAATAATATATCGTTGATTTGGTTGAGAATTATTAACTGTCCACGAATTTTCAAGATATTGTCCCTGATAGATCTCTAAACTTCCCGAAGAAGTGCCACTATCTGCCGCTACGGTAACTTTTTCTGGTAAAGAGAAGATAAAATTAACATCAGAAACGCTTCCATTTGCAACAACTCCAGGTTGAAATGAAATTGTGTCTGTTGTTGTTGAAAATCCAGTAACAAAAAAGTCTACAGTTGCTTTTGCTGCACGCTTTGAACGAGGAACATACCCAATATTGCGTGCAAGAGATACAACATTTTCACGCAATGTTGCGGAATCGATAAAAGTTTCATTCACCACCATATTTGTGTTATAGGCAGTGATATAAGAATTATATGCAAGCAAATTTATAATGACTGAAAGATTAGATCCCTCAAAGTCATAGTCTGTAAAGTTTGTATTTGCTCTTAGATAATCTTTAATTGAGGATTTTATATCCTCAAAATTTAAATTTGTAAATTGTGTTAGTGCCATTATAGTCTAGTTGGTTCTAAGATGAAGGTAACTGTCTGCGTAGGCGTTGATAAACCAACTATGTCATAAGATATTGTAACTTCTAGTGCATTATTATCAGGATCTGGATCAACTTCAACGCTTTTTAGTACAACTCTTGGCTCAAAGTTTGTAATAACGGTTTCAATTTCTGTCTTTATTGGAGCAGTAAAATCACTTGTTGCTAGTTCAAATAACGCTCCGCTAATTCTAGTGCCAATTAGATTGTTAAAAAATACCTCTCCAACTTTAATTCTAACCAAATTTTGAACAGCACGCTTGATTGCATCCTCATTTTTCAATGGAAGGATATCATTGGTAACTGGATGACGCTTCATTGACAGTGAAATGTCCTTGAAACCCCTAGAAATTTTTTGAAGAGGCACTTTTTATAGGATCTTCGTTTATTTATTCGTATTTATAGGCATTTCGTATCTGGGTTCTGTTCCATATTCCCAATCGTCGTAGTCTTCATCATTGCGAATTTTTTCATGAAGTTTATTTTGAATAGTCAAATTGTGAGTTTTTTCTTTTCTAAGTTCCATAAATTGTCTGATTATGTAAAATCAGAACTTTTTACAGGGTTCTATCCTGAAATTGTCACAGTCTCATACATGAAATCATCTGAGGTTTCAATTTTTCTACGATTTTCTACTGAGTATTCAGTCAAATCTATTTCATAACCAGGATTTTTTGTAATTCTATTTTTTGTCCATGCATCATCGAACCAAATGATTTTATTGTTTGGATAAGCATAGAAGTTTCCATTATCCATTTTGAATACATGAGCACACTTATGTTCTGGTGTCTCACTAAAATTCGTATTCAAAGTAGATTTTGATTCCCATGACCAGTCAAGAGTGAATAAATATGTCCCTTCATTCTTTTCTCCACGATAATTTATAAGTTCAGCTCTAAGATTTGCAAGTCTTGCACGAACTTGAACATCAATATATGGTGAAAAGCAATCCCACCACATGCATTCTTCTAATTTAGGAACTGGTGCATCTGGTTTCCAACAAAATGCATGAATAGGTCTTCTTGTCCAATTGACGCCATTTTCTAAAAATGTTTCAAATAATGGAACATGTTTTTCTAATGATGCTACAGAATGGACATCGCATAGGGTTACTTCTCCATGCCCCTTCTTATGATTATATAAAAACTCATTACGAATATAACAAGTTATTGTTGGTAGGTTATGATTTAGATATGCCATAAAAATAAAAAAGACAGGAGATATCTCCTGTCTTATGTATACCTTATTTTTTATATGTTGATAATAATTTATCTATAGTAATAGAAGCATCAGTCAATTTTATCACTGCTGATGTTACCATCAAGGACATTAATACTGTTGATAAGCATATTCTATTTTCTGTATGGATAAACTCCATCTTCGATAAATGATGTGAAGTGGAATTCAAACCAACTTATTAATTACGAATTATTTTCCTTGACCTCTGTAACGCTTTTTGGCACAATTTCTACTAGTTGCAGAAAGCTTTGTGTTTTTGGAGCGTCCCTGACGTGTATTTTTTGGAGATGATTCAATGATTTTTGAACCACTCAAAGATCGTTTCACTGCCATAATTTACTCAATGTCGTAACCAAGATATTCTACCACAATATCGTCAGGATGGGGAGTACCATTCGTATAAAATTGATCAGCAAGTTCTTGCGTGATGTCCAACATTTCTTCTTCCGTTACGGAAGAGTAAATTTTTCTCCCCTGACAATATATATCGTATTTCTCCATGTGTAATCCGACACAAAATACTACTTAATATATTAGATAACTCGTGTCTTCTCGTGTCCTACTCGACAGATTGGATCACACCAAATTTCAAATCCTGCCTTAATAGCATCAAGACAGAACGAAACGTCTTCACCACACATATCCTGAACTTCACCAGATTCAAAAACTTGCATCTGAGGTGCAAACCAAGGATACTTCATCTCTGGATGCTCAAACACACCGTGTTTGATTAGTGTCCAACCAAACCCAGTGTAATCAACAGTGAATGGTTTACGACGCTTTTGAATGCCATCAACCATCTCATGGTTCATAACACCACCATTGTTCTTGAAGTCATCTTCTTCAAGCCAATGTGCAACTGATGTAGTTACACCATCTTCAGTTGCATACCATCCACAAGAGATATCTTTATCCATCCACACTAGGCGATAGAAAGATTCTGTATTGAATACGATGTCACTATCAATCCAAAGTTGGTAATCATACTTCAGTTTACCATCCCAAGGAAGTTGATCGGGACCACGAAGGACGTTAGCACCAAGACACTTGCAACGGGCAAAGTTGACCATTGAAGAATAGTCTTGTGAAATCTGGATTGAAGCACCATTTTGTACAAGATCGAAACAGAGTTGTACAAAATTCTTTAGATATGTATATGAAACGCCTCTTCCAGGAAGACAAAAGACAATGCTCTTGTCTTTAATCATTTGTTTTGCTTCTTCTAAATTAAAACCATCTGTATTATTAGAAGATGATGTGGGTGGTTTTGTAACCACTTTAAAACCTTTTGCCATGAATATACTTCAATTTGATTTGTTTACGTAAACGGGTATCACCCAAAGGCATGATACCACGTTATTTAGATAATGTCAATTTACATACTTTGCAACTTCTGGAAATATAGATCTCCAATTAGTACCTCTAGATTTGTCCAATTCATCACAATATTGAATAGCTAATTGGAATTCTTTTTCATTTCTTTCTTGCATCAGATCATTATAATGAAACTCAGATACTGACTTTACCGATAATGCAATTTTTTCTTTCAATTTATTTGGAAGATTTCTTGGTTTTAAAATTTCTGGTTCAGTTATGACGTTGAATATGAAATTTTCCTTAGATATTAAATTTCTACTATAAAGCCATTTATATGTTTGTAATAAACTTGGAATTGCAAGTAAACTGGGAGTAATTGTTGCTCTTATTTTTCCTTTTTTTGTAATATTCAAATACCTTTGAACATCAAAAACATTTTTTATTGTTGAGTTCCAATCAGTTGGATATCTTAACCAATAATTTTTTTCTTCTAAAGCATCAACACTCCATTGAATGTGAGTACGTTTAAAATTATCAAAATATTTTTTCATAATATCTAAATTCATCAATGTCATGTTTGAAACATAAGACAACATGATTTGTTTAGATTGACCACATGTTATCAAGGCATCTAAAAGTTTAAAATGCGATTTCATTAGCATTGGTTCTCCACCAATCAATTCTACAGTAGCAATAATATGTGAATACTTTACTAATTGATTAACAATATTATTAAATTGATCTTTATCAACATCTGCAATTAAATTGTCTGTAATTGAAAAACCACTAATTTTGCTCCATTTAGGATCTAATTTTTTTAAAGCACTATTTCTAGATGTTGAATTACTGGATTTACATGCATAACATTCTAAATTACAATAATTGCCATAAACATTAATTGATACATGAACAAATCTATTATTTGTTTCTTTTAATGATCCATCTGCATTAAAATTTTCTAACATCCTTTCATTTACAGGAAATTGTTTTCTAGGAGAATCGTTATTTTCATCTTCAAGTTTATAACATTTTTTACAAACAGATTTTAGAAACTCAGTTTTATCACCTAAAAGCATTTCTTTTCTAATTCTTCTAAATTCTTCTCCATCAAAATAGTCAAATGGTAAAGTATTTTGTGGACCAAATTGAGAATAATTTGACCAACAACAAGGAGCGTAATTTTTTCCTGGCAGATTATGAATTTTAGTGAATGGTTGTGAGCAGATTACATCATTATTCATTAAAAAACCTCAATACTATATTTTTCAGAAAATTCTTTTGCATCATTCCAAGTATTTACAATAGGCATTCCACGAATATTGAGTGATGTATTGAGAAGAACTGGACAACCAGTACGTTGATACCAGCATTCAAGTATTTCCCTAAGGATGCTAGAAGACCATGTAGGAACTGTTTGAACTCTAGCAGTATTATCTACGTGAACACATGCTGGGATCTCATCAGGACGCTTACAATCGTATACGAAGGACATATAACGACTTTCTGCTGGCATACGGAAATAGTCTTGACAATATTCTTCCAGAATAGCAGGAGCAAATGGACGAAACTTTTGTCTCTTCTTTACAGTGTTAACTAAATCCTTCATCTGTAGAGTTCTAGGATCCGCTAGAAGACTTCTATTACCTAAAGCCCGTGGTCCAAACTCAGCGGGACCATTTGCAATCCCACACATGCCTCTGTGCAGTAATGTGTCAACGACTTCCTTTGGATTAACCGTTTTTTGAATGTTTTCACCCAAATATGGGGTGAAGATGACTTTACCACCATAAGATAATAAAGCTGCCCCTAAGGAAGCTCCAGCGTCTCCAGGATTAGGCATAATCCACATGAACGGGTGCTCGTTTTGTAGCTTAGCATTCACTACACAATTTAAAGCAACTCCTCCTCCATAACAAATATTATTACTATATTGCCTTGCTCTATTGAAAATTTTTCTCAGTTCCTCATAAAGAACAACCTCTGCACTCTTTGAGTTGTCTTCTGGATTTCCTTCAAGAGAGGTGGAAAAGCCCTTGTGGTTATTTCTAGAGAGCAGTTTACGCGCTTGTTCCACGTATAAGGGCTTACCGAACGCTGCCATACCCATAAAGATGTATTCTTCGTCTAAGGGTCTTAGACCTGCCCATTTCGTATAAGAAGAATACCACAATCCAATAGAACTTGGATACTTCTGTGACCATACTTTTTTATACTTAGCACAACCCTCCACCATCTGAGCATACCAGATTGAAGCAGTATCCCATTCACCAATACTGTCTACGACAACACATGCAGCATCGGAATATGGTGATGTCTGAAATGCTGCAGCAGCATGGGAGAGGTGATGTGAGTAATACTGATTAGGAGTAATGTAGATACTCCTTTCTTTAAATGCACTCTTGTACTGTCCTGCAAACAATTGACGAGTACGCTTCAACCAAGGACGTTCATAGAATGCAATAATATCATCTTCAGTGTGGAGCAGTGCTTCTGCACATACTGGTAGATTTAAATGCTTATCATGCTTTACTCTAGAATATCGTTCTGCATGAGCGGCAAATTTGATCTTACCGCCATTAACAACTGCTATTGCAGCATCATGAAATCCTTCACTTATTCCAATCATGATCAATCATCTTCATAAATGTATGGATCTTGTCTACGAAGTTTCCACAACTTATATTCGCCTTTAATCCATCGGATCAGCTTTGCAATAGGGTTCATGGTTTAATTTTAATAACTTTAATTTGTTCAACAGTATATTCAGTTGGAATGCCAGCGGAAATCATTTGCTGTATTTCTCTAGCACGTTTCTCAGCATCTTCTTTTGATAAATTTTCAAACGCGATCTTTTGATCGATATAAACATTGTACGTCATAACAGTTGCCGAGACGTTATTATATTTAGAATGTCTTTAGTAATCATTTTATGCCCTTCTCTTGTCGGGTGCTTCTTTGGTGCGGATGGATACCGTTTCCATGGTTTTGTCAAGATTAAATCATAATTCAATTCTGTCGTGTGGTCAATAGACATTAATATAAGTGGGACATTTTTAGATTTACAATAGTGTGTGATTGTTTCAACTGCGATCTTTTCTTGTACTTTAAAATAGATATCATTACAAATGTTGGTGTAATAATATTCCCAAAAATCCTGATGGGTTACATTGGGTAATAAATCATTTTTAATATTCACCCGTCTTGGATTAACATTAATTGTTCTCCAAGTTGTGCCATCATGAAACTCTGTTCTGGATGAATACGTTAATTGAATGACTGCCAGATCATATTGGGTGATATCTGTCTCTGTTATTAAGTTTCTGATTATTCTTTGGTTTGATCCACCTGGACAAGCTAGATTTGTTTCTTCTGCACTAAGGTCATTGCAGAGTAATCGACTAAAACGTTCTTGTTCTTTATTCTCAAGTTCTGTCCCATAAGTCCAAGAACATCCATCAAAGTAAATTTTCATCTTTTATATAATTTACAATGTCCTGAAAAATCATGTGGTGCCCTTCTTCATTAGGATGTCTGTTAGGAGCTAATGGATATGATTTGTTATTAGCAAGACTAATATCAAAATGCTCAAGAATAGATGTCTTGTGGTTAATTGTTAATAGGATTAAAGGAATATTTTTAGATTTAAAATAATTTCTAATTGTTAGATTATGAACAAGTTCTTTGTTTTTTAAAAACTCGTCGGTTACAATATGCATATAATATTCTTTCCAAGCATTTTTCATAATATCCATTTCTGTTTTTTCTCCCCAGTTCCACCAAGAGAAACGGGATAAAACATTTTTTTCAGTTTGTTCTGAATTCCAAGACACATAATCATGCTGTATATTCATTGGTATCCAACACCGTTTTGTATAAAATTCTGTTCTTGATGGATGTGTCATTTGTATGACACCAAGATCATAATCAGAAATATTAACTTCCGTTAAAAGTTGCCTTACAATTCTATCATTAGATCCCCCAGCTGCAGCATTATTTGTTTCTTCCGCGCCATAATAATCACATAATAATCTACTATAACGATCTTGATGAGGATCTTTTAATTCTGCACCTTCTGTTACAGAACAACCATTAAAATATATCTTCATTGAACAATAGATCTTGTTGGGGTTCCATTTTTACCCCTTATATATCTTTTCTTCGTACCATCTTTTTTGGGTGTTCGCCAGTCTTCAAGTTTATCCCAGCGTTCTTGAGAAAAGAAGTATTGCTGAAAATACCAGATCTCAACTTCTGTATGGGATTTATCGCGGTTACAATCTTCACAGCAACAAACAACGTTCATGAGTTCATCTGTTCCGCCTAATGCTTGCGGAAGGATATGATCAATTGTCATTTGATCTTTGTTTTGCCCGCAATACGCGCAACAGTTATTCCATGCTTCCTTAATCGCTTTTCTCCATAATCTTATTGCGTCTGCCTTATTGTTCGCTTGTAATTGATAAAGATACTCATCTGGAGAAGAGAGTAACATTTATTTTTATTGGAGAGTTCCAATAGTATCTATAATATGCTGTGCGATCTTTTGATGTCCTAATTCATTAGGATGATTACCATTTGATACAATCAAGTCTTTTTTATCTTTCTCAGGCAAGATAACATTCTCAATGAAGTCATGTCCACGGATATAATAAATTGGTTTTTGAACAATCATAGATTTCCAAATGTTACTGGATTCAACCAAATGCTGATCCCATGCGTCATGAAGCATAAAGACATATTTGATTTTACGAGCGATAAAGAATTGTTCTAGGAGGTAATAATTCTTAAAGAGATTATCAGCGGCTAGTTTATCTTGATAATGTTCAATATAAAATTCTTTCCATCCAGGTGTCTTTTGAATGGTAACATGATAATACTTTTTCTTTTGTGGGTTCCAACCTTCAAACCTTGACATGGGTGCAAGTTGAATGATGGCTAGATCACAGGTTTTATTATGCAAGAACCATTCCATTGTGGTACGAGCGATTGCATCGTTGCTATTACCACAGATAGAGATGTTGTTGCTGGTAGCATTATAATGTTTAGAGACGAGATTACTGAACCGATCTCTTAAACGATAAAGCAATTCATCTCCCCATGTGTATGAATCACCGTTGAACAGGATATGCATAGTGTTTAATAATGTAATCTGCTATTTTCTGATGTCCTAATTCGCTTGGGTGTTTGCCATTTAATGCTGGATAACCGTCTTTAGAATAATCTATGGTGAAGTTTGACTTATCTTCTAAATCCAGAATGGTTCCGTTGATTGCAGGAATACTAGAGTATGTATGCTTACAGCAATTACGCCAGTATACGTTCTTTTGTGGACTATCTAACCAAGCACGATCACCTGCAAGTTTAATGAAGTAGTATGGGATATTATTTTTTTCAAGATACTGTTCTAGAATGAATAAGTTCTTATAAAAGTTATACAATCCTAAGTTATCATTGTAGACATACTTGTAATAATTTTCATAAGCATCTTTAGCATCATTATAATCTTTTTTATTATCAATCTTTCCTTCCGTTTCCCACATCAATGGAATATTAGCACCAGGAGCAAAATTTACAGGATGTGCTGCATGTCTAGAAATAAATTCATATCTTGACATTAAAGTAAACTGAATGATTGCCAAATCGCAAGTGTTGCCACTTTCAAACCATTCTATTGTGGTTCTTACGATACGTTCATTAGAGTTTCCGCCAAGTGCAATATTCTCATACGTTTTATTCATCTTCTCACTAATGACATGACTAAAACGATGCAAGCGAAGATATTCAAAATCGTTTTCTTTTCCTTGAAGTTCAGATCCGTTCGTATAAGAACAACCGTTAAAAAGTAAATTATAGTGCATGTTTAATAATATAATCTGCTATTTTTTGATGCCCTAATTCACTGGGATGAATACCATTTAAGAATTTATATTTTGGATCATCTTCTGAATAATCTGGTGTATAATCATCTCCCTCATATTTCATGGTTAAAATGTCTCCATTAATCGTTGGTATATCCAAATAATTAGTTTTGCATAAGGAAGTCCACGGAACATCTTTATGATTTAGTATATGATTAATGTGTGATAGCTTAATGAAATAATATGGAATATTTTTTTTCTCAAAATATTGCTCTAACAAAAATAAATCTTTATAAAAATTATTTAATCCAATATTTAAATTATATATTTGAGTGTAATATTCTGTATAGGATTTTTTTAAATCATCAAAATCTATTGGTTTTTTCACAGTGTAAAAATCATTTTTTTTGTGTTCCATAAAATTGTATTGCGAAAACAAAGATAATTCTCCCGTCAGTTTAGAAATAAATTCTATTCTTTGAACTAAAGTAAATTGTATAATTGCTAAGTCGCAGGTATTGCCACTTTCAAACCATTCTATTGTTGTTCTAGTAATTCGATTATTTGATGCACCACTAAGAGCAATATTTTCATATGCTCTATTGGTCCTTTCACTAATTACATGACTATATCGATGTGTATCTCTATGTTTAAAGTCTTTTGCTTTACCTTCTAATTCACACCCCTGAGTAAAACTACATCCACTGAATAAAAGGTTATAATGCATCTTGTATTACTCCAATAACATGATTTGCTATTTTTTGATGACCAATCTCACTTGGATGTTCTCCTGAGTAAAATAAATTTTCTTTTTTTTCACAATAATCGGCATTATTAAATGGTTCATTTAAAATACCATTACATATTGGGGTTAATTCATTATACTTATGCTTACATATATTTTTCCATAATTTTGCTTCTTTGTCAAAATTTAATTTAGTAGTATTGATTTTCATCAAATAATATTTAATATTATTTTTTTCAAAATATTGTTCTAATAAAAATAAATTTTTGTAAAATCTGCACATCGCATCACTATGGTTATATACTTCTTTATAATAAGACATAATCATTTGCTTTGAAAACTCATAAATCTTTTTAATATATTTGTCTTTCCAATAATATTCTTGTGTTAATCCTGTATAAATTTTTAATGGTTTATTGTAAAAATTGCAAACGTATTCTAGTCTTTCAAGATATGTAAATTGTATAATAGCAAAATCGCAGGTATTACCACTTTCAAACCATTCAATCGTTTCCCTTACAATAGCATCATTAGAATTTGCTGGACTAGAAATATTATCATAACTCATTTCAAAATGATTTGCTACTAGATGTGAAAAACGATGAGTTCTTTGATGTTCGATATCTTTATTAATACCATCTAATTCTCCACCATACGTAAAACTACATCCGTGAAATAAAAGGTTATAATGCATTTTATACCCCAAAAAAATTTTGATATTCTATGAAAACCCTATAGTGATTTATATACCTGAAAAATTTTTTTATAATCCTTATATCTCGTTCGCTCTTTTGGTTCGTTGTAGGTTAGGGTAGTTAGCGTTTTTAGCTTTAGGCATCGCCCGCCAGGGATATAAGAAACCCCGCCCAAACACTGTCGATAAGTGACAATGAACGAACGGGGTGAATAACGATCAGAAGTCGATCACATCTGCTGTGGGTGCATTATAAACGACTTGACAAACACTGCCAGACGTGGTAGACTTGTCATCAGACACGAGTGCATCTAGAATGTTCAAGATCTCCCGTCCAGTGTTACCGAGACGAAGTGCATTGATCATCAACGAAGTGCTCATGAGTTACTGTTAGGAACTGTGTGGAATGGTGTGTAACTATAAGGGCAAACACATTCCCATTAACGAAAGTTTTCCACAGGTTATAACGAGATCGCAGTCTGCCACTATAAGTAACACGAACT